AGGGCCCATAGAAAGCCTTGGACCGTAACTTGTACTCAAAATCCCGACCTTGCCTTGGAGAGCTTGGTACGGAACCATCGGCGTTCAGATGTTTTACTTCTGGATACCGGAGAGTACGCCCGTCCTTAAGACGAAATAGCATCGCTGCTATTACTCCCAACATGTTTGTTGGGTGTCGGCGAATAACAGCCGTCGCCTGGAGTCTAAGACCAGACACGCCCTCCCAGCCGTCAGCATTGCTGACGACGAAGAGGGACGCCTGGCTCTCATCCCAGTTGCTGCATATACCATCTGAATCACCGGCGTGAGCCGGGACCCTCAGGTTCTGAGCGACTGGACGAGGAACCGCCTTAACAACTGACCACCACGGAGCACGTAGGCGAGCATCGCAGCCAAGGCTGCACGCTCTCCTAAACGACGCTCTACGGAGGCCATTCGCGAGGCGGAATAGGGTTTCAATCCCATCTAGACTCTCTTTTTGGAAAAATGGACGGACTTCATGCCCATCGTAGAAGTCCTTGCCGCAACTTTCCCGAAAGGGGCCCTCACGGAACGACTTGCTGCTATTCGCAGTAAAGCCGCAGAACGCGAGGACCTCGATTAGGTAGTCGTAGGCTTCGGACGGAACGATGATATCGTCACCGTAGACTCTCACCTCGAAAGGATCAAGCCCCAGCAACTGCACGCACGAGACAGCAAGACTCCAGAATATCAGAGTCTCGAGCTCAAACGTGAAACCGTTCCCCATAGAGGAGAACTTCTCATACCTTAACCATTTCCCGTCCAGTAGGCCGACTTTAGATCGGCAACGATCAAGCCTCTCGAACCACTCGTGTGGTAAGAGAAACCGGACCAATTCACGAGCAACAGTGTCGCTCGCTGAGGACAGGTCTATGGTAGCTAGAGAGCCGTCGACTGAACCCCGACATGCCATGTCCTGATTAGGGACTTGGTCATCGAGATCTAGTCCGCACTTAAGCCAGAGCTTCCTCCGCATTAGTCTGCCTAGCCCAAGTTGGGCATAGACATTCATCAGCGGTTCGATAGCAATGGTTCGGTGCGTGACAGCGGTTTTGGGCACGAAAGCTATACGGTTGCCTGGGACTAGGCTCATCTCCTTCCGCGTAACGAACGGCCAAAAGCCGTCAATCTCGCAGTTGGTCACTGACCTAGCCCACTGAGGCTGGCTTTGCACAAGCAGAGCCCCGATC